AGGGCACGGCCTCGGTGTAGATCTCCATCGTGTCGGCGTTGAGCGCCGTGAAGATTGCCGGGTGCTCGTGCAGTTCGAGATAGGCCTGGTAGATCGCCACTTGCGCGGCATAGACGGGCTTGGCCACGGCAAGCCGGTTCTTCTCCAGCTCGCGCCAGGACTTGTTGCTCAGGCACTTGTTCTCCCAGAGCGCGGGATAGGCGAAGCCCTCGGGGCCACCGACGATGACACCATCGATGTGGCCCTGTAGACGGTCATCAGCCACGGAGAAACCGAACTGCTCGCCGTCGGACTTTCGGGTGCGCAGGTCAAACCCTGCGTCCCGCAGCCACGCGACCATGCAGTCCTCCATGACGTGGCCGCGCTCGAAGATGCGCAGCATCCGCCCGGGAATTTCACGCCCGTGGTCGACGGGTGCCTTGGCATACTCGAACTGCAGCGCGCGCTCGCAAGCCACGCCGAGACGCGACGCCCCGAGGTACTGGCGTTCCGGCTGGCGGGCGCGAGCCTGCTGCATCCCGGCATCGACCAGGGCGGTGACCTGCCCGGAGATGCTCGATGAGGAGTTGAAGTCGATCATGGCTTCGTCTCCCAAGGCAGGTCGTCCTCCAGGTCGGCGAAGGGGCTGGCCATCGGATCGGTTGTCGGAGCCATGCCGCGCACTGGCGGAAACTTGGTTTCCTCGTGGTGCTCAACCATCGCCTCGGTGTAACAGGTGACGATGGCATCGATCACGCGCAGCGCCTCAACTTCCGAATAGGCCCCGAGAGGCTTGTCGAAACCGATCTCGCCTGCCGCCTCGCCGAATGACCGGAGGCATTTCTTCATCGCGGCCAGTTCGACATCAGAGGGATCAATCATGGAGACCCCCTTGATGTTGACGTGGCCTTCCTTGACCCGCAGCCAGTTGCCGTACAGCGCGTGAAACGCATCCTGACAACGGCGCGAGCAGAACACCCAGTCGATGGGGTAGCGTCGTGGGTCGCCGGTTTTGTGGCGACCGTCGTTGTGCCCGAATCCACGGGCCTGTCGTTTGCAGACCCAGCATTTCACGCCCCCTCCTCGAGTTCATCGAGCAGCAGGCCCAACTGCAGGGCAGCGCCAGCAAAGGCGGCCTCGCAGCGGCGCTTGAAGTCGGGATAGCTCATCGAGCTGCGCGCAATCGCCGTGACCGCGTGAATCTGCGATTCCAAATGCGCGAGTCCCTGATCGGACAGCCACTGGTGGTGCTTCTGCGAGATGCCCTTGCGATTGCGGATCTCGCCCAGCAAGTCTTCTGGCAGCACCGGCCCGTAGACCCAGCGCAGCGTGATCTGGCCGACGACGTGCGGAGGGTTCTGGTCGTGGCCCTGGTACTTCCAGCCGAACAACCGATAGATGGCGCGGTAGTAGTCCGGGTGGAAGCGGCGCTCCCACGATGCGCAGGACTGGCGCAGCAACTTGGAGATCAGCTCCTGCAGCGCATCCGGTGCGCGGTGGTGCTGGTAGCCAGTGGCCTCGTCGATCAGCGCGACCTCGCCGGTGGTGGCAAGAGCGCGCATGATCGTCAGGCAGTTACCGACGATGCCCTGGCGTGCGCGGTGCAGCGTGCCTGCAATGGCTGCGTCCACCACGGAGGTGGCCACGTCCGCGATGATGCCTGCTGGGAAGAACTGGGTCTGGCGTCCCGATGGCAGCAAAATCGGCCCGGATGATTTCTCCAATAGAGACAATGAGTTAGGTGCAATGTCAGCCAGAAAACGGGCGAAACGGCCACCCTTGTGCGATTCGTGAAAACCGAGGAGCTTGGCCAGTTCCTTGCGGACGTAGCCGCGCTCGCCGGTGGTGAGCACGACCGCCTCGCAGTCGAGATCGCCGAAATGCACGACGCCGTAGTGGCTGGCAGTGAGAATGGAGGTATTCATGGCCACCTCCTTACTGAGCCCAGGACGGCTTGCCCGTCACGGGTGCGCGTTGCTGGGCCGGTGCCGAAGAAGCCGGGGCCGTTTGCGCCGGAGCGCTGTAGCTGCCTCCGCTCGAAGTCTTGGGATGCCCCCCCATCAACTTGGCGTAGTCGGGATGGTCGGGTTCGACCGCGACCTTCACCACGTTGCGATCCTGGCCCTTGGCATCCTTCTCGACATCGACGCGGGCGAGAAACTCGATACCGTCCAGCTCATGGAAACCCTGAATGCGGCGGGCGGCGGCGGCCTGCGGGCTGTTGTCCTGCGGGTGGACGTTGCGGGCGCTGTTGAGCGCGGCGCGGATGAAGCTGCGACCCATCTGGCCCCAGGTCGGTCCCTTCTTGGAGTGCAGCCCGATGTTGCTCCACATCTTGCGCTTGGCATGGTCACCGGCGGTAACCACGAATTCGGCGGCGAGATAGATGGAGCCGGTGTCGAAGGACTCGGTGGCGTAGCCGCCGCCCCAGCCTTGCGTGGGGTCGTCATAACCACCGGGTTTGATGGTCATGCGCACCGGGACGATGGTGCCTTTGGGGATCAGATCGAAGCCGGATTGTTGCGATTCAGCGTCGTTGAAGTCGTTCCAGTTATTGGTGGTCATGTGATTACTCCTTGGATTCGGTGGTGTTCTGGGCAATGGGGGTGGCAGTGCCTGCGCACTTGGCGATCAGCGCGCCGAGATGCGGCGGCTCCAGCAGGTCGAGACGACCGCTGCGGTCTTTGGCCGGAAAGCCGTAGGGATTGACGGTGTGCGTGACGAACGCGCGGTAGGCGCTCCCGTCGTCGGCCTTGATCTCGGCCAGCGTCACGACCTCATCGACGATGCCGGGCAGTTCCAGACTGGTCTTGCTGCCTTCGATCTGCGGCACGAACACCTTGCGGTTGTAGTCATCGAGACGTTCATCGAGGATGGCCACGAACACCACGTTCTTGCCCCGAGCGTGTTGCAGGTGGGTCAATGCGCTGACCATCTCCTGGCCGAGCAACCCGTAGGCACCGCGCATGTCGGGCTTGCCAGTACGGTCGCTGACCGCGCCCGGCTGCGTCTTGCACCACGCGAAGCACTGGCGCGACAGCTGCGTTATCGAGTCGAGGAAGAAGGTCTGGTAACGGTCGAGTTGCAACGGGTCGCCAAACTTCTCGACGACATGGTCGTAGTGCGCTTGCGAGAACGCGCTCTCCGGCGGCAGCGACTTGTCCGGGCCCGCGAGGAACACGAAGAAATCGCGACTCTCGGGCCATGATGCCGGGCGGATGGTGTCGCCCGGCCAGTCGGCCACGGCGAGATCACCCGCCTCGATGTCGAGGAACAAGGTAGTGGTGGGGTCGAGGTCTTTGAGCCGGGTGGTTTTGCCGATACCGGACTTGCCCAGCATCAGCAGCTTCACGCCCTTGCGCTCGGCCATCCGCTCGATGGCGGATACGATGGGGAGCTTTTTCATGCTTCACCCCCATCGATGCTCAACGTGAATGACGGCTTGCCGCCATCGACCGTCCGCGCGGCGGAGAACTGCTGCTGCAAAGCCGGCGGCCAGTTGGTGTAGCGAGACTCGGACACCGACAGCTTGATGTCGAGGTAGCCCTCAACCTTCTCGCCGGATGCGACGATGCGCTCGGCAATCTCACCCAACTGCTTCTGGTTCCAGCTGACTTTCTTCGGCAGTTCGAACTTGATGTGCAGCAGGCCGTCGCTGATGTGGACAGTGCCGAAGTCGCGGCCGGATTCACACAGTGCAGCGCGAGCCTGTTCGCCGTAGCACTGATCCAGCGCCGCATCGAACTTGGTGCGTGCTTTCTTGAGCCAGTCGATTGCCGCGTCGAGGTTCTTGTCGACCTCACGCTTCTGCTCAGGCGACAGAGCGGCCAGTTGGCTAACGGACATCTCGGCGATGTCGGCGGGGAAGATGGTCAGATCGCTCATGGCCGCCTCCTCACTGGTACGCCCGAGCGGAGGTCGAGTAGCGCGAAACGCGCCGCTCAAAAGCCTCGATTTCGGAGATCAGGTAGGTGACACGCGCCCCGAGCTTGCAGAAGACGGGGCCGAGCTGTTCCTGTCGCCAGCGGCGCAGGGTTTTGACGGAAAGCCCCCAGCGGGTGGCGAGTTCATGCTCGTCGAGAGCGATGCGCACGGCACCGCCCGGGAGTTGCCGGATTGCGTCCCGGCCAGGTTGAATGGATGGGGTTTGGTTTTGCATCGCGGAACTCCTTTTGTTTGGGAGTTCCTATTGAATTGCTCCATGCCTTGGGCTTGGGCGAGTGCGTTTTCGGCTTTCGTGAGCAGCCATCGACATCAGATCTGCCAACGCGATCTAATTAACTTATTGATTTACATGGATGTGCACCCGCCGTTTCGGTTATTGCGATTTCGCTTATTTCGTTTATAATGGCCTCAGTTGAACTTTGATCCGACGAGGAGACCTCCATGAACGCTCCCGCTATCCCCAAAACACTGCCCTCGGAAGAGGACATCGCGCTCGCCCGTGAGTCGGGCCGCGCGCTGTCGACCGTGCTTCAGACCCGTGCCGAAACCCAGCAGATCGATTTCCATGACGACAAGGGTGCGGTGCGCGCCGTGCGCATCCCGACGTCGGCATTGCGCCTGCTGCTCGAAGTCCTGACCGAGATCGGGCAGGGCAACGCCGTGTCGATCATTCCGATCCACGCAGAACTAACCACGCAGGAAGCCGCCGACGTGCTCAACGTTTCTCGCCCCTTCCTCGTCCAGTTGCTGGAGAAGGGCGACATGCCGTTCCACAAGATCGGCACGCATCGCCGCGTGCGCTACCAGGACGTCATCGCCTACAAGAAGCGCATCGATGCCGAGCGTCGCAAAGCTCTGGATGAGTTGGCCGCACAGGCCCAGGAACTCGGCATGGGATACTGAGCGGATGAGCTCGCACTTCACCGTCGTCTATGACGCCTGCGTGCTCTACCCGGCACCGCTGCGCGATTTGCTGATGCATCTGGCGCTGTCGGATCAGTACCGGGCACGCTGGAGCGACATGATCCACGACGAGTGGACGCGCAATGTGCTGGCCAGCCGCCCCGACTTGACCCAAGGCCAGCTGAACCGGACACGCCAGCTGATGAATGCCCATGTCCGGGACAGTCTGGTCACCGGATTCGAGTACCTGATCCCGTCAATCAACCTCCCCGATCCGGACGACCGCCACGTGGCGGCGGCCGCCATCCACTCCGGGGCCAGCCTGATCGTGACCTTCAACCTCAAGGACTTCCCGGCCGACGCGCTCAAGCCCTATAACCTCGCGGCCCAGCATCCGGACGACTTCATCGTCGATCTGCTGGATCTGCATCCCGCAGGCGTGCTGGAGGCTGCTGCCTGCCATCGGCGCTCGCTGAAAAACCCGCCCAAGACGGCGGACGAATACCTCGACACCTTGCTGGCGCAGGGTCTGACTCAATCGGTGGCGGTCATGCGCCAATGGACTGTGGCCATGTGAACGGCCAAAGGGAGAATGCATGGGCAAGAAGACCCTGACCAACGCGCACTGCCTGCTTGACATGATCGAGAAGGCTCCAGTTCAGACTCTCAAGGCTTTTTCCGGGCTCCCCGAATGCCAGGCGCTGACTCGTGGCTTCGACTGGTCACAGGATGCTGCTGCGCTCCCCTCCACCCTGATCGAACACGTCAGACATCTGCGCAAAGATCAGCGTGACCCCGCCGAGCGCGAGGCACTGCGCGTACTGCGTCTGACATCCCCGCGCGGCGCGCAAATCCTCACGACCGTCGCCGACCAGCTCAACGACAACGATCTGATCGCCGCTTTCACGGACCAGGACGGCGGCGAGATCGGCCGCGCGGTCTGGATGCGCACCCACTCCGACGAGGCGGCACGGCTGTTCGATGTTGCCGAGTCGATCCTGAACACCGGTGACATCCGGGGCAACAAGCGTCTCTACGACGCTTTCGATGTGCCGTGCGACGATGCACCGCCCTTCATCTGGAACGATTCCGTCAAGAAGGAGCTCGAGGCACAGCTCACCAGCGCGATGCGCCTCGGCGAACCCTGCGAAGTGGTCTACGTACCGCTGGCCGACGAGAAGACGAACGGCGACACGAAGACCATTCATTACCTCGTTGTCCGGTTTGCCGGAGATCAGGTGACGGCGGTGCAGGTGGTCAACCGCAACCGGAAGAGTTTCTGCTACTTCCCGGCACGCGACGCGACACTGGTCTACGCGCCGGATCGCAAGGTGGTGGAGGTCTATGCACACACCCTGTCGACGCGCGCTCCTCTGGCGAATGTGCTGTCCAAGCACGGCTTCAAGGCTCCACTATCGAACCGTCCCCTGAACCGGTCGCGTTACGACCTGTCCCGGTTCGCGTTGTCCCTGCGGGACGAGAAACCGCAATTGGATGGCGTGAAGGTCGAGCGTCTATATCTGACGGAGGCCAAGGCATTGCTCGGACATTCGACGGACGCCGTGTCGCTGCACATCGATAGCGGCGCGGAACTGCACGAGGTCATCAATGAACGTTGGAGCAACCATCCGTTCTCGCAACCCGGAGCCATCCTCGGTGTGACGCTGGTGGCCGATCTGGTGTTCGATGGCGAAACCGGCGAAACGCCGCTGTCCATTGTGCTGGCGGAACCCGGCCGTTGCAGCCTGCAAGGCGAGAAAGACCTCCGGCTGCGGCAGGCCGGGACGCAATTACTCGAAACGTTGGGCGTTCTGAAGCCATTGCATCCGGGCTCGGGTGTCGACGACCCGAACCTTGTCGTTCAGGTGGCTCGGCTGCTCGAATCCGCGACCAGCCCGATGGACGGCTTCGCGCTGGCGCAACTGGGGATCGACATCGACCGATTCGAGGATGAAGGCATCATCACCGAGGGCGACCGGATCACCGAAAAGGTGGTCGATCTGGCCGACGGCGAGCGGTTCACGGTCAAGCTGGAACGTTGCGCCGACGCAAATCAGGTGCGCTACCGTGATCCGTTCACCGGTATGGATGTAATCCTGCCCGCCAAACATGCGCGGCGCTGGAAAGTGCATCTGAACTGGCTGCGCGAGGAGATCATCACGGCCTTGGGTACCGCGCTGCAGGGGGTACGTGGCAAGTACGTTGATGAAGAGCCAGTGTTCCTGGGTGAGATCGACATCGACGGGCATGCCGCCGCGCTCTACTTCGCTGCAAAGATGTCCAGCGAGCGCCAATACACCCGCGTCGATACCGCCTTGCGGCTGCATCCTCGCCCCGTTCCCGGCATCGTGCTGACAACGGCATCCGTCCCGTTCCCGTTCGCCGGGACGAATGTAGTGATCCCCATCGAGGACGTGGTGTCGTCCGCTGGCTCGAAAACGGCCATCGACACGACTCGTCTCAAGGTCGCGTATCGGCACGGACAGTTGGCTGCAATGGGTGGCACCTCGGTGAGCCTGAAGGTATCCGCCGACGGGTATGCCGCCGTGCTTTACCTCCCCGGCAAAGCGCCCTGGCGTGTCACCGGCAAGGGCAAGATCATCGTGCTGCAGCGCTTGGTCGATGCCTACGCGGCAGGCACGCATGTGAACACCAAAATACTGATGGACGACACAGGATGTCTGTCGCCTGCCAACCTGTTCTCCAAGTCGTCGCCCTGGAAAAACTACCTGACCAAGGTCAAAGGAACGCACGGATGGCAGTTGAACCTGCCGATCCTCGACGCTCCGGTCGATGATGACGAAGACAAGGTCGAGAGGGAAGAAGTCGCACTGATCGGCTGACGACCAAACGTCCATTACCCTGCGTTGCCATCCTCTTCGGAGGATCAGACTCATTATCCATGACGGTTGCAATTCCCCGGAGCCGTCATGAAGAACCTCGAACTCGCATCACCCTCGGAGATGTCCGCCAGCGCCCGCGCTGGCGAAATCACCACCATCCTTGCCGCCGCCATCGTCCGCACACTCGTCGCCGACGAGCCAAAACAGCGAGAAGAAGTTGGACTTGGCTTCCTGCCCGACCAGCGCGTTCATACAACCCCCTATCAAAAGGATAAGTTGTGATGAACGAAACGCTGACGAAGCAACAAACGGTGGCTCGGCAAATTGCCGACCTGAGCCAAATGTCCATGGCCGAACTCTGGCCGCTATGGGATCGGTACTTTCCCCGCCGCCCCGACTACCCGAACCGCACGCACGTCGAGTCGCGCATTGCCTACAAGCTGCAGGAGGAAGCCTTCGGCGGACTCGCGCCCGAGACGAAGCAGCGGCTGGAAGCCATCGGCGCGAAGCACTCCAAGATCAAACTGCGCGCCAGCAAGCGTGAGTTCAATTTCGCGCCGGGCACGGTGATTTTGCGCGAATGGGGCGACCGTGATCACCGGGTGACGGTCAATGCCGAGGGCCGTTTCGAGTACGAGGGCCACACCTTCAAGAGCTTGACGGCGGTGGCCCGGCACATCACCGGCCAGCACTGGAGCGGCCCCCTGTTCTTCGGCTTCGGCAAGGGAGGTGCGCGATGAACGAAATCGCCACTACCCGCGCCCGCAAGCGCTGCGCCGTCTACTGCCGGGTATCCTCGGACGAACGTCTCGACCAGGAATTCAATTCCATCGATGCCCAGAAGGAGGCTGGCCACGCGTACATCGCCAGCCAGCGCGCCGAAGGCTGGATTCCAGTCACCGACGACTACGATGACCCCGGCTTCTCCGGCGGCAACACGGATCGGCCCGCATTGAAACGACTGCTGGCGGACATCGAGCGCGGACTGATCGACATCGTCGTTGTCTACAAGATCGACCGCCTGACACGCAGCCTCGCCGACTTCGCCAAGATGGTGGAGTTGTTCGACCAGCGCGATGTGAGTTTCAGCGCCGTCACGCAGCAGATCAACTCGGCCACCTCAATGGGCAGGTTGATGCTCAACGTCCTGTTGTCCTTCGCCCAGTTTGAGCGGGAGGTCACCGGCGAGCGCATCCGCGACAAGATCGCCGCCGCCAAGCGCAAGGGAATGTGGATGGGCGGGGTGCCGTCCATCGGCTACGACGTCGTGAACCGGCAGTTGGTTATCAACGAGGCCGAGGCGGCAGTAGTGCGCCGCATCTTCGAGGAGATGCTGACCATCGGCTCGCCGACGCGGATCGCCGCCAACCTGACCGCCGAGGGCATCACCACCAAGGCCTGGACGACGCAGGAGGGCCAGACCCGCAGCGGCACGCGCATCGACA